GGTCTGCACTCTGCATTCACTGTTCGCAAAATTTCTAACGGCGAAGGTGTTGAGCGTGTATTCCAAACTCACTCCCCAGTAATCGACAGCATTGCTGTTAAACGTCGTGGTGCCGTTCGTAAAGCTAAACTGTACTACCTGCGTGAGCGTACTGGTAAGTCAGCTCGTATCAAAGAGCGTCTTAACTAAGGTATCGCTAACGCGACATCTAATAGTTAATATAGAACAAGGGGTTAGCCATAGGCTAACCCCTTTTTTTTGTATTCAGTGACTACAAATTGACTACACAAAAAAGCCTGCGGGGGAGCAGGCAAAGGGAGGAGCAAAAAAATAGAGGGTGTTGTCGGTACTGAAGAAGCTTAGACCGCGCGCATTCCAGCTTGCAAATTCACGCCCGGCTTGGAGATAACCCGAGCCACGGATTCATGAGTTGCAAAGGTGCAGCTGCATTCAATGTTCTGGCACTGATGATAACGTTCTTTTGTAGATTCACTGAGATAGCGGCTCGAGCGGGTATGAGCGACTTTTCCGCAAAGTGGGCAATGCATCATAAAAACCTCCAGCGTTTAGGTAAGCGTTGTAGTGATTATGAAACATGAATCTTGCAAAGGCAAGTTTGATTTGTTTTATTCATAACTAATTGTGAAATTTGAGTCATTGGGCAAAGGTTCAAGATTGAGATTGGAAGTGAAACCAGACTCATCAATTTTGTGCACCACTTTGCTGACCACCCAAGACATCGCGTTCGCCTCCTGTTTGAACCCTTGGAGTAGCACCGGCGATTCAACATCTATCTCCGCGCGGCCGACAGCAAGGTTGAGGCTGAATTCCACCGTACCTCGCTGCAACTCATTCCATTTCCCTTTGGCGACCTGAAGCGCCGTCTGCTGATCTGGCATCAATTGGTCTAACACAAATGGCTTGCTGCCAGCACCCGCAGTGAGCGAATAGATATTTTCATCATCGCTTTGGGCTGCCTTGGCATCAGGATGAGCAACTGAAGGCGCATTCTTGGTGTTACTTTTTTGCTGTAAAAACAGCTGTTTCTGCTGGGCCGCTTTGACATCCAGCCAGCGAGCTTTCACCCCAGTATAAATATTTCTATCCTTCACAGAAAAAGAGTGTGAGTCGCCGTCGCTGCGATTGATCAGTACCGGAGGGAGGGGCATTCCGGACACGTTCTGGCCAGTGCCTGGAATAGTCGCGATCAAATATCCGCGTTTTATCATGGCAACTCCACCGTAAAGCTTTAGCAGGTTGCCCAAAAAGTTAAGATCCGACTGATCCTTCTGGTGAGCGCGAACCACTTTCATTTGGGCGATTTCAGGTAAAACCGCCGGTTTTAAGTTATTACTTTTGGCAATGCTGATAACAATCTCGCCCAGCGTTACTACGTCCGTGTCTGAATCAGAATAACTGGCGGTCTTCTTTTGGTCGGTCAAGCTACGAAAGTCGAGACTGTTGCCTGAGACTTTAATTTTATCCGGAGCTCCACTATGGATAACGGCATCAATAATAAACTCCCCTTGTTTAATCAGCGCGTTTCCCGTTCCGCTCCAGCCAAGTTCTAATGTCAATTTCCTGCCACGCTTGGGCAGTTCGAGCTGGCCATCTGCATCATCAAATTCAATAATCAGACTATCTGCCGACATGCCTCTGTTTAGCGTCAGTTCTAGGCTGTTAACACGAGCGCTAATGTCAGAGGTGCGATGATCACCTTCAAGCTTAATGCTGTAATCAGCAGTGATTTTGTTTGGGCGCATGCGCGAAGGGCTGATCATGAGAACCACCCCACAACCTTATTCCCTAGGTTTGCTGCGTCTTTGTAAAGCAATTCACTCTGCGTTTTAAGATCGCCATACATCGAAAAAATAGACTCATCGATGCGTTTTAAAGTGACCTCGAAATTGATCTTCCGTGGAGTGCCATCCGAGGTCAGTTCAGTATTGGTGTTAGTAACGTCAGTGACCACATACATACCGTAAATCCAGCCGTTTCCACCGATAAGTGGCCACGCATAGCCACCATCGGCCATGGTTCTTAAAGCTAACAATGAAAGCATGCCTCCCGTTCTGGACGGCATTAAGTTGCCTGTAAGGGTAATGGTTTCATCGCCCAAGCCAATAAACTGCATCGACGGCCGCAGTCCCACGCGAGAGTTTTTAGCCCAGCGATAGTTAGTGGTTTGTTTTTGAGTCTGGAAGGGGAGTGTTTGGCGTTCAAACACCATCAGTCCTAATGTCATTAACATAGTCTCGTTCCTTAAAAACCAGAGAGGGCGGCAAGTTCTTGACGCTGCTTTTCTTGGGAAAGATGATCCGTCAAAAGCCGAGCAGTCGCGTTAGGATCGTTGGCCTCTGCGATCGTTATTTGGTTATTCATAACGGAAGAGTTATTAACCGTTGAACTACTATTCGCTGATTTAACTGCCTGATAATTGGTGGTCAGCGAAGTTGCTTGGGCCGCAGATTCAATAGCCGCAGTTGGAGGCTGATTACCCATATCTGCTTTATTTTCATCATCATCCGAATTTTTAAAGAAATTAAGCTTTTGCAATAGGCCGCTAATTTCTGAGCGCAACAAGCCGAACAGCTTGGTCGGGAATGTCAGGACCCTTGCAAACATTTCCCCCACCTGCTGGCCTGAATTACTCAGGTTTTGCAGTTCTGATTGCGTGTATTTGATCGGTTTCAACAGATCTGTAATCAGGTTGAATGCCGTTTTGAAGGGCGCGAAAGCTTCTCCAATAGGCCCAAGCACTGAGCTAAATCCTTCAACAACCCCACCGACAAATGCCTTGATAGGTTCCCAGAGTTTGGCGATAGCCACGCCTACCCCGACAATCAGCGCGATAAGGGCAATGACCGGCCATCCGATCACAGCAAACGCCGCCGCGATAGTGGCTCCGACCGTGCTAAACACCGTTCCCAACAACCCAGCGCCCGCCATCAGCATATTTACGCCACTCAGCACTGCCGCGATAACGCCGCCTAAGAAGCCCAGTCCGCTAACCAAGCCGGTGACGCCTAAAGCCAGACCGAGCAGGGCGTTCACCATCTGTGGGTTATCGGTTATCCAAGTGTTGAGGGTGTTCAGCCAGCCGGTGGCGGTCTGGGTCAGCTGACGCAATGCATCACTTTGTCCTGCAAACAGGTTGATGCGGATGGTGTCCCAGCTGGCGAACAGCTTGGTGATATCGCCATCGAGATTGTCGCCTTTGACCGTGACGGCCATTTGTTCTGCTGGCGTTGCGCCGTTCAGCGCCGCCGGAGTCTGAGCCAACACCTGATCGGCATTCATGCCACTTTCAGCCAGCGCTTTTTGCTTCGCCACGACTTCGGAAGGAGCATGGCCAGAAGCCGCCATCGACAAACTCTGCTGGCGCAGCGCCGCCGTGCGCGGGTCGCCATTATTCAGGTGCAGCATGGCTTGCACCTCAGATAGCCCCGCCTCTAAATCGGCGCCGGGCTTGAGCAGGCTTTTTGCCAACTCGAGTTTGGGCTGCGCGAAAGCCTTAGCTTTGGCGCTAGCATTGCTCAATTGGCTGATTTTATCGGCGCGGCTTTTATATTGCGTACCCACTGCCGCGCCTTTTTGTTCTATAAGGTCGGGGCGCTGCTGGCGTAATTTAATTAGGTTTTCAATGACAGGCTGCTTTTTGTTATTAATCTTGGCCAGCGCCTCGGGTACTTTGTCGGTATTGATACCTTGTTTTTTAAGCTTTTTAGCCCGTTTATTGATCGAATATTGAGTATTAAAAAGCGTCGGACCGTCAGCCGCTAGCTTCTCTCGCGACTTATTTATTTTCTCCAACTGACCAGACTGTTTGTTAAGGACTTTTAGCTGTTCGGAAGCCGTAAACATGTCTTCTGAAACCGTGGAAAACAGGTTTTTTTCTGGCAGCTTGGTGAAGCGCTTCCAAACATCCCCCATCACCTGTTTCAGCGACGACATTTCTTGCCTGATCCGCCCCAGCGTCTCGGGCATTTGCTCAAGATTACTCATCAGTTTTTACTCCGCTGCGTTGCAACGCCTTATATCGCCAGTTCATCAGTTCGGTTAGCGACATGCCGTCCATCTCGGACGGCGGCCAATGAAAAATCACCGCGAT